TGACCCGTCGGCAACCTATCTGCCCACATCGAATTATCTGCCGACAAAAGGGCATTTGATTTTGCCTCCGATATTCGGTCAGGTGATAGCGTGTCGGACAAATGCAAACTCGATGAACGTCCAAAGGCCGATGCTCTATTACAGAATGAGCCAAGACGAGTTCACGAAGGGCGGTTCGCCATTGGAGTTTTATTTACTGTCGGCGGCGGTGTGGGAGTTTGACACGATACAAGCACTCACACTTGCCATTGCGAATACTGCGGATGCAAGTCAGATTGTCACTCTGGACTTGGGCGCGACAGACGGTGTGAGCATCAATCGCAGTCAGGTTGCGCTTGTCTCGCCTTCGGTTTCGGTTGGAAATTCCGACTTGATTTATTCGTTGATAAAACCAGTAACGCAAGGCGTTGTGAGCTTGAATACTTCTGTCATGACAATGCAACTTACCGACTTATCCGCTCCCAAGTGCCAGCGCATCCGGTTCATGTCCATTCCAAACGGGGCAGTCACCGTTCGTGTTCTTGGAAAACGCATCACTCCGCCACTCTCTGATGATTCTGACAGTCCGGTTGTGAACGGGATGGACGGGGTTTTGTTCGCGCTCGGTTACTACGATATGTGCGCCCGTAAAAACGCGCAGGGCACACCGGAATCACAAGCTGCAATTCTTGAAGCCGTTGGTCCGAACTTCCTGACGAAAGGTGTTGCGGGCGGTTTCCTCGGCAAACTCATCGAGGAAGAAGTGATACAGGCAGCGAGCAACACTCGGATTATACCCGAAGGCGGGTTTGGTGACACTGGCGGCAATTTTGGTTCATGGGCGACAAAGGCTTCCCCGTATTGATATGGCGCAACTGTTACTTGACAGGGTTCAGAATTTCGGTGGCGGGACGGACGGGTTTCGTCCGGCCAACGTCATTGACCCGAACCAGTGTCAAGACATGGTGAACATGATTATCCGTGACAATTACGAGTGCAGGACAAGACCGGGCGCAGACCAGATAGATTCCAAGCCATCCTCCTTTGTGAAGATGGTTACTTGGAATAATCCGGCAGCTTTAGACCCGCTAACTTTGGTAGCCATAGCAACCACAGAACTTTTGACTTGGACTCATGTTCCGGCAGCAACAATTCCTGCAACAATTTCGGTTGTCATAAACACTTCGGCTAACACTGTTAATTTCACCGCCACAGATAGCAACGGAAAGATAACCACATTTATCCTGCCTTCAAATCAGAGCTATACGTTCTATTTTCCACTGACCGCCGTTACTTTTGTTGACGGTGGAAATAATGGTTCGATAGCAGAACCCAAAGGATCAGCAGGAACTTATACTTACAACGGAACGACTTTGGTTCTATCGGGAACAACGACTATTGTAACCCCGGCATATTGGTCGATTTTTGTGTCGCTCAATTCGACTGCTGGCGTTCTTCTGAATCAGAGTATTGTTTTGTCTGGCGGCGGATACAAGGGCTGTTTTTTAGTCACGCAAATTGCCGGACTTGGGATTACAGCCACCGCGCTTCTATTGCCTGCTGTTTCGCCTTTACCTGATGATTCACCCGCGGACACAGTATATCCGATTGGTTCTTCTGTTTTGATTCCATCGGTAGTTCAAGGATTGACCTATTACAACAGTCCCGGCGCGGTTGGCATCAATCCGTTTGATGGTTTGGTGTTGGCCGAGGGCGGTTATCTTTACACTTGGACAACGATATGGAGCGCGGCATTGACTCCGGCTGTCGCTTTGCATGATGCGAATGTGAATGTGACAATGTGTCAGGGGTTGGACAAGCTGCTTATCAGTGACGGTGTTGGTGCATTGCAAATCTTCTGTGGTGATCCGACTTCTACAGGCGGTCTCTTTACGACCGGCTTTGCCTCGTGCGGCACAGACCCAAACACCAGTCCTCCGGCTGGCGCAACCGTTCTTTGCTGGTGCGCGGGAAGGATGTTCGCCAGTGGTTATGATTATCCGAATGACGTGATTTACGGCAGCAACCTTCTTGAGTTTGGCGCAGGTCAATGGAATCTGACGACACAAAGTTTCAGGATTGGCGATGGTGACGGTCAAGCGGTTGTTTCCATGCTCCCGTTTCAAGAACAAATCATGGCCGTGTTGAAGGACAATTCCATTTGGCTGTTAGACTGCAATTCGAGCGGCACAATCCCCACAAGCCCGACTGTCAACTGGTCAGCGCAAGAACAGGGAGATAGGATAGGCAATGGCATTGGCTGTTGCGGCAAGAACGCGGCTTGTAATTATCTGAATGACGTTTTGTTCATGTCAAACCCGACGGGCGTTCACAGCATACAAAGGATGCAAGCTGCAGCCGGTCAATACGAATTGACCGAGCCGTTGAGTATGCCGATTCAACCTTACATTGACCGGATAAATTGGTCGTATGCCTCTGGAATTGTCGCGCTAAAATACAAGCATTACGCGATGTTCTTCGTTCCTCTGGACAATTCGATTTACAACAACTACGCGCTAGTGTGGAACGGGCATCTTTGGAATCCGGGTTCAGGAACATTCGGGCAATGGACGGGAGTGTTCACTGGCTGGACACCGACGGCAGTTTGTGTGTCCCGAATCAATAAGCTCGTTCAGCTTGTTATTGGCAACCATGACGGGAGTGTGTGTTACTGGAAAGATTCACCCGCAATTTTGGCATCAGATTCAACTTACTTGGACAATGGCGCGGCGATACCGTGGTCAGTCACTACACGAGCCTTGACATTCCAAAATCCTGACAACCCTAAGGAACTGTCTTTCTGGCTGCTCCGATTCAATTCAGGCAATGCGGTGGTCAGTTTCAACGCTTACTTGGACTTGGCGAATGGGGATGCTTGGTCGAGCCAGTTAGCACCTGGCGGAGCGACTTTACCGACATTGTTGCCGTTTCTATTGACCAGTGTAAATACGAAGATTTATCGCAGCAGCCTCGGTTTGCCGTTCTGCGACGAGGTGTATTATACGATAAGCAGCCCCGGCGGTTGGGCGGCGTTACGAAGCATAACAGCAGGCGCGTTCTTGCAGCCAATCCGCGACCCGAAAAGCTGATGAATACTTTAACCGAACAACAGCAGAGCTTGGTAAGAGTCTTTTGGAAGATTGTTGACTTCATCGAAGCACACAGGGGCAAGGAATGTTTGCAAGACTGTGATCGCACAAAGCTCTTTCGATATGTGGCGCATAGCTACTTCACAGGCAAACTTTGCGTGTCATGGGAAGAAGGAAAGATTGTGGCTGTTGCGTTTTACTGGCCGGACTTCAAGGAAAATATCGAAGCCTGTTTTGTTGAAAACCTTTCTCAATTTAAGTGGCAACCGACTCATAAAGGCGATGCGCTGTTTGTTGGTAATGTTATCGGTAATCGCAAGGCCATTGCCCGAATGTGGGCGGCTACAATCGAAAGATTTCCGCACATGATTACAACTCCTATTTTTACATACCGAAAGAAAAAACTCGTTCAGATTACCAACGAGCAACTTGAAAGATTTTTGAAGGAGGACAAATAATATGGATGGAAATCCGACCCCAGACCCGAACGCAGCAGCTGTAGCCGGAATAAATAAGCAGGTTGCCAATTATCCGCAATCTTACATGGTCAATGCCCTGTCGCAGATGGGGCAGGCTGGCGCCGGATACGACTTTACCGGACTCGGCACGGCGGATGTCCAAAACCAGATGTCAGCGCAGATGGCGCAGACGTTATTGGACATTCAGAATGGGCTTGGCTCGCAGTATATCGCGCAACGGTTGCAGGATTTGCAACAGTCCGACCCGACAGGGTATGCGTCTTACCAGCAGTTGTTTGACCAGATACAGGCGGATGCAGCCAAAGCACCGCCGAATATGCCGTTGGCTACGGCAACACAGGACGCGATTAACAACGTCCTGCAAACGAGCCAGACACTTAACCCGACTTCGATGAGCCAAGTCCAGCAGGGAGTCAGAGGCAATCAAGTTGCCAGTGGAATTTATTTGGGGAACGCACCGGCAGCAGCAGAGGGCGCGGCGGTTGTCAATGCGACAGACCAGCAAAATCAGGCTGCACAAGGGGCGGCACAGCAATTTTTACAAGCTGGCACAGACCCGGCAGACATTCAGTATCGGACAACGCAACAGAACATGGCGAACCTCGGAGCGTTCATCAACGGCCAGAATCCAACGGCGCAATTCTCGTCATTAAGCGGAGCGCAGAGTCAAGCTACACCAACACCGAACACAGGCTACTCGACACCGGGAATGAATGAAGGCCAAGCGGCGCAACAGGGGATAGACAATGCCTATGGAATTTATCAAGGTCAAACGGATTGGTCGCAAAACAACGTCAACCCCTACATGGCAGGATTAAGCGCAGCAAGCGGCGCGGCCTCGACAGCAACGAGCTTGGGCTGGAATCCGTGGTCAACTTATGGCACTACAACGCCACAGCAAAGCCAAAACGTGAGTAACGAGTATTACTTTGGAAATTCGGAGCAGCCATGAACGCACTACTTGAAAAACCAGCATTGAGCGGTGAAGAAGTTGCGCGGAAAGCAATGCAAACGCCAGCGCAAAAAACGGTGGACAAAATGCAGGCGGCGATGAAACGGTTGCCACAGGTTGACTGTCCGTTAGTTCATCGGTTCACGCCCGGCTTATATGTCCGCGAGATTCACGTTCCGGCTGGCACATTGGTTATCAGCAAGATTTTCAAGGCTGAATTTCCGTTCATCATCAGTCAGGGAAAAGTGTCAATTTGGGTTGAGGGTGTCGGGGTTAAAAAACTTGAAGCTCCGTATTTTAGCATCACAAAGGCCGGTATGAGACGGATTATTTTTCATCACACGGACGTAGTGCTGACAACGCTCCATCCCACGAATTTAACGGACATAAATCAGATTGAGGATGAAGTCATTTATAATCCTGACAAGGATATGCCGGTCGAAATCAGCGCGGAAACGATGAAACTTTTGAAGGAGGACGTATGAGCTTTGTTGGCACAGCAATAGCCGTTGGTTTTGGAGCGAGTGCAGCTACAACTTTAGGCGCGGCAGGTTTGGGGTTATCAGCCCTTTCGACAGGAGTTTCGATGTCAGGTGCATTGCAGCCCGACCAACCTAACCTCAACGCTTCAAGTCAAGCAATGGCTGATGCACAGGCGGCTCTACTGCCCGTAGTGCGCCAGATGCAGGCTCAAGCGGAACTTGGTCAAGGCCCGTTTGTCGGCATGAGCGAGGCCGACATTCAGGGAACGATAATGACGAAGCTGGCGCAGGGTCAGTTGACCAACGCGCAAGATTACGATTCGCAATATATCGCCTCTGCTTTGGCACAGGAAGCGCAGTCAAATCCGCAAGGCGTTTTGGCTCGAAGCGAGCTTTACGGGCAAATCCAAAAGCAGATTGCAACTCCGTCGCCTGTCAGTCCCGTTTCAACTGAAATGCAACGGCAAAAGACGGAGCAAGTAGCGGCGGGATCAGGACTTACCACCGAAGAACAGCAAATGCTCGATGCGTCAATCAAAGAACGCGGCGGCACAACGCCAGGAGCGGACTTCGCCAGCACAATGACAACAGGTATTCCCGGCGAACAACGCGCACTTAAAAATGCGGAAGCGGGAACATCGTGGTTGTCTAGCGGACAAACACCGGAGGACGTGCAGTATCGCGCAGACCAACAAAATCTGTCGAACCTATCCGCTTACATTGGCGGTCAAACGCCAGAATCACAGTTCAAGGAGTTGTCGGGAGCGCAATCGGGACCGACACCGAATTATAGCGGCACAACGCCGTTACCGGGTGCGAATCTAAATGCGGGAGCGCAAGGCGCACAAGCTGGTGTTACAGGCTATCAGCAAGGTATAACGGCAGCGTTGAACCAGCCCAATAGTTGGATGACGGGGTTATCCGCGCTACTCGGTGCGGGTAATACAATCGGAGCGGCAGGCTACCGTCCTCTCGCTACTCAAGTTTCTACGGGTGGAATCTAAATTTTATGAACTACAAAGATGTTGAATTGATGAGACAATCCTTCGGCGATTTGTCCGACACAATGCTCCGCAACCGCGAGTTGAACGAGCGCAAGAGCGAACACGGCGACGAAATGGGTTTACGTCAGCAAGAGCTTGACCAACGTGCGAGCGAAGAAAAAGACCAAAAGCAAGAGCTTGTCGAAACTCTGAAACGGAACACGCTGAAATTTCACGAAGGTCAAATGAAGGAGATAACCGACATGGTTGCTGATGGTTCACTTTCTCCCGAACAGGGGACACAGATGTTGAAAGGCGGTGCGGCGAAGATTGACCAGTGGGAAAAGGACGAGTCACCTGTCATAGCGGCATTTTCCTCGCCGGATTTCAAGCTGCAAAAGACACAGGACGACTCAATGCCGGTAGCATTTACGGCTGGCGGAAAACATGGCGTTTATAGCAAGAAAACAGGAAAATTTGAGCTTACGGATTCTGCCGCTGTGGACACCGGAAAAGAGCGTAACTCTTTCCTTGAAAAAATACTTTCAGACAAGGATATGACACCGGAAGCGCAGGCAAGGGCGTTGCAGACTTATGATGCACAACAGAAATTGAGTCGTCCGAGTGCGCCAGCAGAATCATCCGACGATCAACCTGCCGCGCCTACAAGCAGCAAATACGACATACAGGTTGTAAGTCCGGGTGAAGGCGGACAACCCGCGTCAGAAGTCGCTCCCGTTGCCGCCCCGTCGTCAGCCACGCCGTCGGTAGCGCCGCCAGCACCGAGATTAACTGGAAGTCCAATTCTTTCACCAGAGGAACGCGAAGCACAAGCCGCAAAGAAATTTGAGCAGTTCAAAGCATCCGGTATTTCTCCGTGGTCGCAAGCTCCTACTACATCTATGCCAACGACGGCTACTGCTCCGAATTTCGACGTGCAAATCAAACAGTTGGAACATCAGCTTGCAAGTGGCGACCTTGACGCGGATACTTACCGGAAAGTGTATGCACAATACATGGCGTTGAAAAATCCGGCTGCACAAACTCCGTCTGCGGTGCAACCATTCAAACTTTTAAGTTCCAATGCCGACCTATCGAGTCAGTGACAAAGTAAGCGGGGCGGTTCTGGATTTAACGGGTGACACGCCGCCTACGGATGAAGATTTGGACAAGATATTTGCTCCATTCCAGCAATCCGCACGTCTGAAAAAAGACCGTTCAACTCCACCATTACCAGTCAAGAGCGTGATGGGAAGCGTCGGTGAAGCGGTTGGTTCAGCCCTCAATGTTCCTGCTCAACAAGCTGCTGCAATTCCAGCCGACATTGCAACGATAGTCAGTGGACAGGAATCTCCTTTTGATTGGCAAAACATGAAGGCGGCTACCATGCAAAGGGAGATGCCGATAACGCAAAAGATTAACGAGGCAGCTTCCGAATCTCCCACGGCTGCTACGGTGGCGAATATCTCACAAGGGTTGGCGAGTGTTGCGCCATACATTGCGACGGGGAACTTTCCAGCAACAGCGCAAAGGCTCATGGCTTTGGGATTCAGCGCACAGATGGTTTATGGAGTGAAAGACTTGGCAACGCAGTATGGCGATGAAATGGGAAAGCCACCGGAGCAACGGGATCAGGCGAAGATAGCGCAATTACAAGCCGCGTTGATTCAAACTCCATTGTTCACGTCATTATTGGCGGTTGGAGCGAAACGCGGCGGATTGACGGGTGAAAAACGTCCTGTAACGCCCGTAGCGCGTCCGCAAGCTGCCGCCCCTACCAAGACCGCCCCCGCCGTCGAAACGCCTGTCCAGCCTCAAGCGGCTGCTCCACCCGCGCCATTAGGGGGCTTCCCGATGGCTGATAAGCTCAAAGCGCGGTTGGATGCCCTGAAAGCGCAGTTACCCGCCACAGCAACGAAGATTGAGCCAAAACAGGCCACCAGCGAGCCTTCCTATTCGCCACAGGACTTGGCGCGACGGAATGAACTGACGACGGAGCAAAACAGATTGGTTGCGGAGAACAAGGTCGGTGATAAGAACGGCCTCACGCCTGAATGGACAGCCAACCAAGCCGCGAAAGATGCGTTGAAGGCGAAATATCAAGGCGGGACACCGGAACAGGTTGAGAAGCCAACTACTAAAAGTCCCGAAATTAGTAGCAAATTAGTAGTAGAACCACCCCCTACCGCGCCAGTTACAGAGGGAGGAGTGGGGGAAGTGAAGCCTTTGGCGAGTGACAGAATAGCAGAAGTATCAGCAGACGAGATGAAGGATATAGCCAAACAAATGGGGCATGATATTGGAGATAATGTTCTAGAAGGAATGTGGGGCGTTATTGGGGATAAAGAATTTTTGTTCATCAACAAAGATTTATCTCCATCTCGTAAGGCCGAAGTGAAGGCACATGAACTGAAACACCGAGACATTCAAAACGCCATAGATGTTGGTGATAGCCGATTTGACGCAGTTAAACAAATTGTAAAACACGTTCAGGAAAATCCAGAAGCAGACCCAGACCTTCACAATTTGGTTAAGGCTTTGGGAAAGGGTTACAGCACAGATGCAGTAGCAAAAGAACTTTTGGCTGATGGCTGGCTCGACCTTGACCGAGCAAAATCTGATTTGCAAGACCTCAAGGCAGGAAAACACGCAGACCCCGTTCACGGTGGTTTAATTGTTCGTGCCATGATGGAGAAAAGAAGGGGACAAAAGCCTACCGCGCCAGCACCAAAGGCAGGGGAAGTGAAACTCGGTCAACCAGCAGATAAATTTGGTGCTGTTTTTGGGCCTAACATTGGTAAGGAGGGTTACGAAAAGTTACAAATTGCTAGTGCTAATTTTGAACCTCAAGAATTGCCAAGTGGCGACCCAACAATTCGACAAACATTACAACTTAAAAATGGGAAACTTTGGTTGACCACGCAGAAAATCACAAAGAGTTTATATAAACCACAAGCGATTACTTATCTGCACGTCAAACCAGACGGTGAAACGGTTTTAGGTGGTTCATTTGCGCATCCCAATCACGACCAACCGACACTGGCTAAACTTGGAAAAGACACACTGGCAAAATATGTATCTCAATGGATAACAGAAAAACAAAGAACTGAAAAGGCAGCACAAGTAACTCCGCCTTTACAACTCAACCAACCCACACCCTCCGCCGTTGTGGGGAAGGGGGAAACGACGGGGAAGGCGAATAAAATAACTATGGGAAGTCCGGGGAATCAGAAAGTCGTAAAAGAATTTCTAGACTCACTTCATGATTCCAGAGGATTGTCCGAAGGAGAGGTTACAAAATCTATTCAAGAAGTCCTCGGAACAAAAGAACTGCCAAAAGGAATCAAAGTTGTCAGAGACGAAGGCGCAACGTGGGGCGCGAAGATTACAGGCCGAAACGAGATAACGGTCAATGCGTCTCAAATCTCTACACCGGCAAGGGTGAGAGCGGTTATCATGGAAGAAGGGTTGCACGGCGTTTGGGATGATCCCGCCGTCCGTCAGGCATGGAAACCCATACGCGACTCGGTGACAGCCGCCGAAATGCGAGCGGAGTATTTGAAGCGCAAAGCACAAGGATTGCCGACGGATGCAGCCACGATACGCGAAGAAGCCGCCATATCAAAGCTGCTCAAGTTGGACGCAGATAAAGGAATTGCGGCAAAGGTGTATGACGTTATTCGAGCGGCAATCAAAAGGGTGTTTGGGATAGACCTGCCAGCGAACAACAGACAGGCATTGAAAGACGCGGCGACGGCGTTCTTGCGGCGCGAGGAAAAGGGACAGGGAACAAAGGGAGAGGCGTTTGCGAAAGGGGAAAACACACCTGAACAAAACGCAGCAAATTGGATTAGGAACAAACTTTTCAATGAAGGCGCACTTGACCAAGACGTTGAGTATGCTTTAAAAAAGTTACCGCCTTCAGAAAGTTCAATTATTGATATTGAATCTGCTTTATGGAAAGCGGGCGAGAAGCGAAATTGGAAGGAAATTCTTTCTGATGAAGGCGACACACAAACTGATTTTGAGGGAGCAGATCCGAAAGACGCTTTTACTTGGGCGAAACAGCATCATGGAACTACCGAAGATATAAACGAAGCTGGATACGTTTTACCTGATGGGACGATGTTGGATTTTAGCGAGCGACGACATGGCGGTGGAGGACAGCGCAGTCAAGACCATAGGCAAATTCAATATCCCGGCAGACCGAGTGAAGGCTATGATGCGATGCGAGCATTTATGAAGAAAGGCGCAATGCGAACCGATACCCACGGCTCGATTGATTTAGAAACAAGCCCAACGGGCAGTCAAATTGAAAAGATTCGTGAACTTGGAGAAAACAACGACGGGAAACTTTCGATTGATGTTAATGACGGAAACCGCAAGGCATCTATTCAAGCTGAAAACACCGAGAAGGCAATCGGATTGATTCGTAGATTCTATCGTGGTGAAGATTTACCGGAACACCAAGTCCGGTTTGCCACAGGTGACGCAGAAAAAGCCATAGACGACTCCGGCGCAGTCCGCAAGAACGGCATCGGCATACAGAAGTTTTTCACAGATGACGTTTTGAAGTCTTTGAAAGGCATTTCCGGCGGTGTGGCGCAACTGGCTCGAATTGCCAAGACGGATTTCCACAATCTATTCGCGCCGGAATCAGCTTCGCCAAACGCTCGCGCTACGGATGCGCTGGCGGCAAAGTATGTCCAGACGCGGGAACAAATCAAACAGGCTTTCCAGAAGCAGACGGAGAATCAGAGCAAGTTTTGGGATGCGTTACCGGAACAAACTAAGCTGGATTTCCTGCAAGGGATGGAAACGGGGAAAGTTCCTGACCTCGGCAAATACACCGAGCAAGCGAAAGTCTTGGCGCAGCAATACCGCGACAGATTTGATGCAGATTTCAAGAATGAAAAGACGTTGGGCATTGACATCAATTATCGCGCAAATTACTTCCCGCATTTATGGAAAGACGTTACGGCGGCAACCAAGTTTTTCAAGCAACTCCGCGAGCGCATGGGCGGTGATCGCTACGCAAAGGCGCGTGAGATAAATCTGATTTCCGAAGGATTGAAGGGCGGGTTGGAACTGATAGACACGAATCCTGAAACGCTGGCATTGAAGCGCGATTTTGATTCTGCCCGAATTGTGACGCAGCAATCTTTCGTGAATCATCTCGAAAGCGTTGGGTTAGCCGAGGAAGTCAAAGCGGGTGGTGAATATGGCGGCTCAACCATTCTGACCGCGCCAAACGGCAAACGCTACGCACTACCACCGGATGTGGCGGCGGTGGTCAACAACGCTTTCTTCCAGAAGTCACTTTGGGAAAACAAGAGCATCGTCGGGACTGGCTTTCGCGGATTGATGAACCTGAAAAACCTGTTCATCCCTGTCAAACTCGGTTTGTCCCTGTTCCATCCGGTTCACATCGTCGGCATTGATAACGCGGCAAGGCTGGCGAACATCGTAGAGGCTGTGAAGGACAAGAACCTTTCATTCAGCGATGCGGTCAAGTTGGCGGTAAAATCTCAAGGGAACGTCTTTCATCCAAAGGGCAAGCAATTCGTTGACGCATATAACCGTTACGGTTGGGACAAATCCATGCCCACCGATATGCAGCAGTCCGTTCAATACATGATTGAAGGCGGGTTTAACCCGAATCGTGAGGGTGTGTGGAAATCTCGATCCGGAGAAGGTTTCCGACGTGCGGTGAGTCAGGGCAATTATCCAGGCGCGGCCATTCGCGGTATTCCTGCCGGATTACAGATGATGCAAAAGCCGATATTCGATATGTGGATACCCCGGCTACGGGCAGCAGGGTTTGACGTGAGAGCAAGGAAACTTTTCAGGACGCGACCGGAATTGCTTGACGACGCAACGCAGAGAGCGATTGAGCTTCGCAAAATCGGCAAGGAAATTGACAATCAATACGGCGAGATGAATTATTCGACGCTGTTTTGGAATCGTTACTGCCGTGACGTTGGCGTTGGCACTTCATTGAGCATGGGTTGGAATCTCGGTTTCTTGCGCGAGTTCGGCGGTGGCGCGATTGATTTTGGTAAAGCGGCGACAAAGCTGGCACAAATGAAACAGCCAGAGATAACCAACAAAATGCTGTTCACTAGCATTTACACGGCGCAAGCAATGTTGTTTGGTGGACTGGCAACTTGGGCATTGACGGAAAAATCACCGACGCAATTCCTCGACTACTTTTACCCAAAGACAGGGGAAAAGAATGACGACGGCAGCGATGAGCGGCTTTCGACACCTTACTACACACGCGAGTATTTCATGGCCGTATCGCATATCCAAAAAGACGGGCTTATCGGCGGCACAGCGGGATTGATAGCTGGAAAGTCGAATCCACTCCTTGCGCCTTTGATTGAGCTTTTCAAGAACAAGGATTATTTCGGTTACGAGATTCACGATCCGCACAGTCCATATATCGAGCAAGCGGAACAGGTGGCGGCGTTCTTGGCAAAGTCCGCCATGCCAATCAGCGTTGCCTCTGGCATAGAATCTCACGCCTCGGAAACGGCGAAGGTTGCGTCCTATGCCGGGTTCAATCCCGCGCCGCGCTACATCACAAGGACGGCAATCCAGAATGACATCTCGAATCTTTACGAGCGTCGTTACGGTGGTGAAGAACAGAAACCATATTCAAAGCGGTTGGAATACGAAGCCAAGCAAGCAATCAAGGAAGCCAAAAAAGCCGGTGACGATGAAAAGGTTCAAGAACTTGAATTGGAAGCGCGACACAACAAAGTCCTGACGACTCGCCAAGTTTCCTACATGCACCGCGCAAACATTCCCGCCGATGTGTTCATGTGGAAGCGTCTGCCCGAATCCGACAAGCAAGCTCTCCGCGCTAAAATGAGCGACGAAGAAAAGAAGCGTTATCCGTTCAAAGGTGAGTAAAACAAACAAGAAAGAGAAGAAACCCCCTACCCCCTTTTCATTGAGAAAATAAGGGCTTTCAAAGAATAACAAGAAGAAAGAAAACCACAACCCCCGCAAAGTGAGGCTGTTCGTTTTCCTTCTTTACCACGATGGGGATTCTGCTGCCCTCGCACATCGCTAACGCCAAGAAGCACCCGAAGGCACACCGGCCATGTTTCAGGATTGCACTATGTCCATGCTGCCTGTCAGCAAGGAACACCAAGCCGCTCAAGTCTGCTTAAATGGAAAGACTGCTTGAATGACGGCAACAAAAAGCCCGCCGGGTGTTCAATCCGACGGGCTACAGTGCTACCGTGTTCTGACCCGCTGCCTGAAAAGACAGAGGTCATATTCCTAAAATCTGTTGAACGATTAAGCACTGTAATTCAACAGTAACGGAATTTATTAAATTGTCAAGCGTCTTTCCGAAAGCTGTTTTCAGTCAATGTTTGCAAGGGTGAAAAAATCTTCATTTATTTTCGCCTTTTTGATTGACAATTTGTTTTAATGCCCTATCTTGGGGGCATGAAAGTAAATGACTGCCTGTTTCCGAAGTGTAAAAATTCCATCCATTCTCGCGGGCTTTGCTCCGCGCATTATCATACTGCCAGCCGCCAAGTCGCCAACGGCATGACGACGTGGGAAAAACTCGAACGCTCCGGCAAGGTAAAAGTTGCCGCAAAGCGCGGGCGCAAGCCGAAAGTTCGCAATCATTTTCTCGGCAAATAAATCATCAACCAAAAATCATCAACCATAACCATGAAAAACGAGAGTCAAAAAATACCAGAGACAATTCAGGCCGTCACAATACACGAGCCGCAACAATCGGCTGCTTTATTTGCTGGAAAGCCGCAAGACGTTATCAAGTCTGCCAGTGAGGCGGCAACCGCATTAAAAGATGTTGTGCGAGCGCAGGGGTTAATTTCAAACATTCAAGGCAAGGAATATCCACGATGCGAAGCGTGGACGTTGCTTGGCTCAATGGTTGGTGTTTTCCCTGTGCTTTGCTGGACAAGACCAGTAGAAGGTGGATGGGAAGCCAGAGTAGAGGCGCGGACTATTAGTGGAGCGGTTGTCGGCGCGGCAGAGGCACAATGCCTGCACGATGAAAAGAACTGGCAAAACCGTGAGGACTTTGCCGTTCGCAGCATGGCACAAACACGCGCAACCGCAAAATCATTAAGAATGCCGCTCGGTTTTGTTATGACGTTAGCTGGTTATGAAGCCACGCCTGCCGAAGAAATGACGTTCGATAGGTCTGCGCCAGCAGCCCCACAGCGAGCCGCAAGTCCCGCTCCGGCACAAAGACCGCCTCCCGCTCTGAAAGCCTCGCCTACCCCCAAAGCCGCTACGCCAGCACCGGTTAAAGGGGTGAATGTGAAGGCTTGCAGGGCGCGTTTTCTTTCCATTATCGCCAAGAACCGTGATTTTGCGTGGCTTTTGGCCGTGAACAAAGGCTGGATTCTCGATACCGAGCCTTTGGAGAACACGACGGACAGCTACATTCCTACAACGAAAGAGGCTTTTGAGGCGTTCACAACGGAATTGGACGGGTTAATGACGGACTACGACGGCAAGTTCCCCGCCGATAAACAGGCGCAATACGACGCGGCTTATGACGACGTGCCGATGGATGATCCGCCCGTTGACGTTGAGAATTTGAAACTGGCAACGGATGACTCTTGGCGCGGGTTCGTTATTCCATTCGGGAAAAACGCTGGCAAGACGCTCGGTTCTCTGCCTAAAAACACCTGCTTTGGGTTCTACGCCAATTTCAAGGTGGAATTGGAATACAAAGGCCGAGCGCGTAAGCCGGAAGCCATCGCAAAGGACACAGCTTTCCGGGAAGCCCTGGACCAAGCCGGACAGTTTTACGAGTTCACACGTCCAACTGATGAGGTGGCATCGTGAACAATCAACTCATCGTAAGCAGCGCGTCAGTGGCGACTACGCCCATCACGCCAGCCGTTGAACAAACGAAGCTGGCGTTACTGGCTGAATCCAAGCTCGTCGTTTCCTGTCGGAACATGGACGAACAGACTGTTGCCGTCCATTCGGCGCGTGAAATCAAACGGCTCGTCAGCGAAGTCGAAAAGACGCGGAAAGCCGTCAAAGAACCAGTTATCACCATCGGCAAGCGCATTGACGAACTGGCACGGACATTCTGCCTACCGCTTGAAACTGAACTGTCAAGGGTCAACGCGCTTGTGACCACGTTTCAACTGGCCGAGCAACGTCGTGTTCAAGCGGAGTTTGAAGAACAGCAACGGCAGGCGGCGAAAGCCCAGGCCGACATCAAAGCTGCTGCGGAACTTGCTGCGGGTGCTTCCACGGTGCAGGACGAGATCGCCGCGCACAACTTGACGGAAGAGGCCGAAGCCAACCTGGACGTTGCAGTAGCCGCCCCACAGCCAGAAGCCGCTCGTGCCGCCGGACTCGTGGTAAGGACGACCATCGAGTTTGAAATCACCGACGCAAAGGCACTCTACGCTGCGATGCCAAACTTCTTCGAGCTTACGCCGCGTCGGAGCATCATCAGGGACACCATCACGGAGAATACGAAGCTCCCCGGGCTGCGTGTGTGGAAAGAAACAAAATCGAATGTAAGAACATAAAATGAAGCCTATTCAAATGCCGGTAATTTTGAATCGAGTTTCGACTAGAGCGGATGGCTCGCTGTCGTTGAACTTTGAGACGCAAGAGATGGACGCTGAATCCACAACCGTATTGATAAAGCTCTGTCGCATTGAATTAGTCGCCCTGCTTACTCCCAAAGGTGTTCCGCTCGAAGCTCCAATCGAGGTCAAGAGCGAGGCGCAAAGCAAAACTCCAAGTCAGAGATTGCGAGCGGTCGTTTTTGCGCTTTTCGCTTTTGAAAAAGAACAAGGCAAAATTGCCAAAGACGAACTGTTTGAGTTTTATTATGCGAAAAAAATGGAGAAGGTGATCGAGTGGGTTAAATCTAAGTTACCAGAACAATGAACTATGAAAACATCATCTGTAAAAATTCTCATCACGATAGAATTGGGCAAACTTCGCGCCTGTGCCAACGGCGAAATCGAGTGTTACATCGAACACATGGACAACTTAAACGGCATTGAGAAAATCCAGGTAAATGAAATCACCAACGAAGATTTTGACGCGCTAGTGCGCGGAAAGGAGCAAGTCGTTTTATGAGCAGCCAAAGCGATATTCATTCCTTGCGTTTCCTCAACCGTCCGCGGTTGGACAACGGCGAACAGCGCGTCGAGGACGAGCGCGGGGAACAGGCGGGCGACATTGAGCGTGAGGATAAAATCCAGCGCGAAGCTGACCGGGACCTGAAACAAGCCGTCGCTTACGCCAACCATTTGCAACCGTTATTCGATGCGATTTGTAAAATTTGACCTGTGAATAACGAACGAACAAACCAGACAGAGATTGAAGTCGTAGAAGCGCATCTGGCCGACTGGCGCAAAGAATATGACCGGCTTGAATCGGAACTTTTGAGCAGCAAATGGACGGTTGCAAACAGGCCGACGCTCCTAGAGAAGAAGCTCGAACTGGCCGACAAAATCAGGCTGGCCGAACAATGGCTGGCCGGACAGAGGGTGAAAAATAATCTGAAATAGTTGATTGACAAACGTGCTATGGTCTGCGAAATTACAAATGTTCGAGATGCGGGTGTGGAAACCTGCTGGTTGGAACTCTGGAACGTAAGACCTCGATTTGGCCGTTCAGTTATGCGAAGCCGCAAGGCTCGCACCGCCGCCAGCGGATTTTCACAACTGAACGGCCTTTCCTTTTGGCTCTCTCGAATCGGCTCTGTCAACTGCGAGCAACGTCAAGCGAACGCGACGACTCGGAAAAGCCGACGCTCTTTGTATTCTCTACGGTGTCTGCGTTCAAAGCAGCGGCAATCAGGTGTGTCAGTTTTAGCTGGTCTTGATTGTTTTTGGAACGCCGTAGAGAATACAGGGAGTGCCGGATGGAGTAGCAGACCGCGCCCCGCAAACAGGCTGCAAGCTACCAGTCAGCCACGAAGGGTGATGCGCGGAGGGAGTAAAGCGATGCGCTTGGCTCCAAAGGAACAGGACAGACCCGTCTGCCTTTACCGGCAGGGAAAGCGTTCGCTTTTCCAAAGGAACAGTTTAATTCAATTGACTTTGCTTAATCTTTGGTGGAAAATATATCTATGAGCTATTTTACTAAGTGGCGTTTAGTTCCAGAAAATGCCGAATCAGACCGAAAGCGCAGTCGCCGGTATTACAGGAAGAATCGGAACAGAATAAAAGTTCACAAACTAGCATATTATCACGCCAACAAACACAGAATCAAGCGCTCTCCCATTTCAGCAGTAAGCAGAGTTAAAAAACACGCATACATCCGCAACCGATCAAAAACAGACCCGGCATTTAAGTTGCGCCGCCTTTTAGGAACTCGTCTAACCAATCTTATGATGCGAGGGAAGGGTCGGAAATCAATGGCGTCTTTGATTGGATGCTCATTTGAGTTTCTAAAAGACCACATTGAAAAGCAATTCAAGCCGGGAATGACTTGGGGAAATCATGGTGTCAAAGGCTGGCATATTGACCACCACTTACCGTGCGCTTCGTTTGATTTGAACGACCCCATTCAACAGGCGCAATGCTTTAATTTTTCAAACCTACAGCCGCTTTGGTATCACGAGAATTGCTCGAAGGGAGCGCGATAATGCTTTCACCAAAGGAACAGTGTTTTAAGTCTTAACCTTTATGTTCCATGTTAAACACAGAAACAATCACTCGCCGCGCCTCGGAAATTCTCGCTGCGAAAAAATTGAAACCAGATTTAAGCGAACAAGCAAAAGCTGTAACACAGTCAATCATCGAGGCTGTCAATGCACAGTTGCTTGTAAATCAAGCACAAACAGATAAACAAATCAACGCCGTGAAAGAAACACCGACAGGCCGGATGAAGAAGCCAACACTAGAAGAAGTGCAGGCTCATGGAGTGGTGATAGGGCTGTTAAATGGAGAGTGTGAGAAGTTTTTCGATTTCTACGAGAGCAAAGGCTGGCGTGTTGGAAGTCAGCCGATGAAACTCTGGACGGCAGCAATGTCGAACTGGAAACGTCGCTGTGAACAACCGATAGCGACCAATGGTAATGTTTTGGTGATTCAAAACCAAAAAGCCTTGGAGCGCGTCGAGGCTCGTATAAAGCAGATACGGGCGTGCAAGCCGATAAACGGCTGGCCGAAGGGTGATCCAGAACTCAAGGAACTGACGGATTTTAAGTTGGAACGAACTCGGTTAATGACAACCCTCAATCTAAAGGCATGACCATGAACACCACAGGCCAACGGCAACGGATTCTCGCCCGGCTACTTTCGGGCGATGAAGTGAACGGCGCGGAGCAATCGCGCTGGGGCGGCATGGATTTTTACGCACACAACGGCGAGTCAGACCGGGCGCGGGAGTTGTCCCTTGCGGCTTTCCGGGTGCTGTTAAACGCTCCCGGTTTGGCC